CTAATTGTGCATCTAAACAAGCCTTAGCTTCAAAGTTACCACCATCAGCAATAACTCTTGCTTTAAACGCATTTACAAGTTTTTGAGTAGGTGTTACTCCTCCCTTATTACTTGTCGTTAATGATATTCCAAGTGATAAATTCATTATTATTTAGTTGCATCTCCATCACTCTCTCTGTAACCCATACACACTCCTGAAGTCAATGTAATGTCAGTAGTTCTCATTAGAAGTGTAGTTCCTGCTGCTAATGTTAATCCTACTAAATTACTTGCTCCACTAAAGTTAGCAACTGTAATAGATGCTATAACTGACTCAACTGGAAAGAATAGTGCATACCAATCTTTTCCTGTCTGTGCTACTGTTGTAAAGCAAACATTTGCTCCTCCCTTCCCAAGCATCTCAAGTAATAGTGTGTTATCTGTATCAAATGTACTCATATCTTTATTTTTTAATTATTATGTTGTAAATATTTTTATTATTGTTGCTATTGCTCCTAGTGCCAAAGCATATAATCCCCAAACCGCCTTAACTATTACCTTCCTCATTGATGTGTTTCTATTAACTCTAGCAGTAACTCCATTATCAGGATTTAACAACTTCTCTGTTAATATATCTAACTTATTATCAAAACTATCCATCTTCTCTTTAAGAGATACTATATCCTTATTCATCATTAACATTTGTTCCTTATTAGTCATTAAAATGTTGTTGTTTGAATAGATAGATTAATATAAATCGTACTACCTGTCCCTCCAGTTTCTTTTATCATTGGAAATATAATATCTCCTGCTGATAATTGTGAAGCAGTTATGGTGGTTTCATTTACTCTTGCAAGTTTAGCATTACTACCAAGACCAGTTACCGATATCTCATCAATTACTACAGGAACAATATTAGACAAATCATCTTCTAATGGAGTTACTTTACATATAGCAATAGTAGTAACAGTTTCATTGTTAGATGTAATCCATCCACTAATACTAACAACATTAGCAATTTCAGGAATAACACATCCTTGACCAATTCTAAATAAATTTGTAGGAACTAAACTTCCTGAAGCAACATCACTATTACCATAATCAACAGCCATCTCAAAAGGAGATTTAGTGTCTGCTATATCCTCTCCATATTTATAGTTTGCAATTCCAGTAGTATAACCCTGCATCTTATAGTTAGTTGCACCCATAAGAGATTTATCTTGCCAAACTAAGTTTCCATCAGTTCCAGTAGGACTAGTACCAGCACTCTTACTCAATGTAGTGTCATTAACAGCATTTTCAAATCCTTTTGGATTATGCCTATTAATGTCAGTTAAGTTCTTATGTTCGTTTGCAGCCATTTATTTATTTATTAACAGAAATCTCTCCAACTAGAATAACCTCTAGTAGGTCGTGTATATATGCTATCATACATTATTATTCCGTGATTCTTATATGTACTTGTATTGCAAGGTGCATTAGCAGTGTATGTAGGGTAGTCAGCACTATTATCAGAGTCTTTTAAGTACTCAATCATATCCTGTAAGTATATCTCTGCCTTTCTATATGTATCTTGCTTATAAGCGTTTAATTCTGAAGGGTCAATTATAGTAGCAAACTCATCTATATTGTGAACGATACCCATACTACCACTATTGCTCTGTATCTCATTGATAACCTCAAACCTTACAAACCAACATAATACTCTAGTTAAGAAATCATCCATTAAAGTCTGATTAGCAGTAGTTAGCGTACCATCATTGTGCTGAGTCTTTAACTCCTCATAAAACTTCTTTCCAATAGCAGTCTTTAAATGTGCTAACTCAGAAAGTAATATTGTGTTATCAGAGATTAAGTAAGTATCAGTATTAGCATTAGTGAAGCTATTACTTATAACTTCTGCTGCTGTTACTAAAGGGATGTATTGATTCGTGTTAGCCATAATAATTATTCTTCAGTTGTATTAGGTTCAACATCAATTAAATCTGCGTTCCTATCTTCTATAAGTATATCACCATCATCAAGCATTGGTAAGTCCTCATCCAACAATCTTCTTTGCTCGTTAATAGTAAGAACTTTAGTAGGGTCTATCTGAGTAGCGAAACTAATTGGTGGCTCATAATGTATCAACAACTCATTAGGTAAGATACCTAACTCATCATATAAGATAGTCTTAATACCATTCAATAGTAAATCAGATGTATCTTTAATTACAGTAGTCATTGCTAAGTCATAAGCAATTCTAATCTCACTACCTGTATTATTCATCTTACCACTAGAAACCAAACCACTTAGTGATGGTTGCCATCTATGAGCAGTAACAATGTTTTGGTCTGTTATTCTCTGTAAGTCTAACCAACTACCATCTTGGTCATCACTTATGATTGAAACATTAGCAGCAGCAGTATCTCCATTCTTAACGATAAACATTATCTTACCATTATTCCCCTCTCCAACAAACTTCTTCTGTGCTTCATCTACCAACTTCTTAGCTTCTTCTTCTCCCATATCTCCACTAATCTCTACGATAGCAGATGGTTGAAAGCCATTCTTAAATTTTGTGTGATTCCACTTCCCAATCTCATAATCAACTGCAATATGCTCTAGTGCCGCAACATAATCAGGTAATCCGTAAAAAGAGAATGTAGGCTCGTAATCCTTGAATTGCATAATAAATCTACTACCCTTCATATTAGGATAGATAGGAATTATATTCAAATCATCTTTCATTGTATTGTACTTAGCCCAATCAGGGTGTACATACGCTTCTTTCTTATTCTTAGACATTCTAACAGTGGTTGCATCTATATGATATAGATTTAGTCCACCCTCATAAGGAACTCCCTCTAAGTAAGCGTTTCCAAATGTATAATAGTCATCTGCTAGTTTCTTGAATACTTCTCTTAAAGACTCTCCATCTGCATTTACATTCTTAATGTATTCCTTTAAAGAATCATTATCAGTAACAAACTTTGCACCACTCGTAAAGATAGTCTTTTGAGCAAGTACACTTCTATGTGTGGATGATTTTCTCTTTAATTCTGCTAAGTATTGAGGAAATAAGTTGTTAGTACCAAATGGTATAAACTTAGTCCTAATCTTAGAAATATCTTGTGGTTCTTCTATGTTCTGAGGTACTGATAAGTTAAAAACACCAAATTCAAAAGTATTATTCTTCTGAGTCTGAAGATTTGTCTTTGCTGCTAACTTTGTTTGACTTCCTCTTACTTTCTTTTTTTGGCTCATCTTCAGTTTTTATAGTTGATAATTTTTCTACTAATTTAGTCAATCCTAAATCTTCATATAAATATGCTAATTCTTCTTGAGATGACTTTTTAAGATTATATGTTGCTCCATTCCTAATAAGAACAACATCTTTCTTTGCTTTGTATTCTGCCATAAGTGTGTATATATTTAAGTGAGTGTAATTTACAACATTTTGTTCGCAGTTACACATAATCTAGAAAGATATTAATAGGAAAAGAAACTAAACTTTATTACGAAACAAGTCCAACCTAAAAATATATCTTTAATTATTAATCTGTAGTTGCAGTTAAACCATCAGCAGCTACTATAATACCTGTAGTAGGAGATGGAGATGGTACTACATACTGTCTAGGCATTTCAAATTGTCTTGCAGTTAAACTAATAGTAACTCCACTTTCATCTGAATACGCTGCTCCTGATGCAGCCTCAATACCCGCTAATTGTGCGTAAGTCTGACTTCTTGATTGCTTGCCTGTTGCTTTGTTTTCATACTTCTCAGATGCTCCTAACACAAAAGCATTATCATTAGTGTCTACTGCTATAACCATCAAGCAAGAGTTAGTAATGCTTTCTATTAAACTAAATTTAGTATACTCTAATTTTGGTAAGAAGAAAGATAAACCACATTCAAATGAAGTTGAACCCATCTCTTTAGTACCCGTAACTGTTAATGCAGGAGTTTCATTCTTAAACTCATACACACCCCAATCTGCTTCAGTAGCTGTATCTGATAAAATACTCGTTATAGTGTGGTCTGTCGTACTATAATCTACAATATCTGTATCTGACCAAGCTCTTATTAAAATTCTTTTTATACCACCAGTCGCTTGTAAGTCTGCACAAGTAATCGCTAGTCCTGTATCTATTGCCATTTTATTTTATGTTTTAAATTGATTAAAAGTAATTAAGAGGAGGCTTTTACACCTCCCCTATCATTACATTATTGTTATTACTCTAT